CACTCTTGAAGAGTTCACTGTTGAGTTCCAAGTACAATACTGGACCGCTGGTGACGGTGGTGATGAAGCAGGTCAAGTTATCGCCTGATTTAAATGGATAAATAGAGCAGTAAGAAAACTGCTCTTTTTTCTATAAATGGCTAGATTATTTGGATTTTCAATTGAAGGGGAAGGCAAATCCCCAAATATACAGTCCCCCGTTCCGCCGAACAATGCGGACGGGGTTGACTATTATGCTACATCTGGCGCAGGTTTTTATGGATCTTACCTGGATCTTGAAGGTGTTTATAAGAACGAGAATGATCTTCTGAGAAGATATCGTGAAATGGCACTTCATCCAGAAGTCGATAGTGCTATTGAAGATATTGTAAACGAAGCAATTGTTTCAGATACAAATGATAGTCCCGTTCAAATAGAATTATCAAATTTGAACGCAAGTGACGGAATCAAGAAAAAAATAAGAGATGAGTTCAAATATATCCTAGAATTATTGGATTTTGACAATAAGGCACACGAAATTTATAGAAATTGGTATGTTGATGGAAGACTTTTCTATCACAAAGTTATAGATCTTAAAAAACCAGAAGAAGGCATTAAAGAACTTAGATACATTGACGCAATGAAGATGCGTTATGTTCGTAAGTTGAGAAAGAATGCTACTGTCAAATCAAACACTCCAATTTTGATGGCAAGTCAACCAGACTCCCCATTGAAATACGAGTTCCCAGATATTGATGAGTTTTTCATCTATACCCCAGAACCTGCTGCATCTGCTGGTAACGCACTTTCATATAATGGTGGTCCTCAAAAAACCATCACAATGACAAAGGATTCGATTACATATTGTACTTCGGGTCTCGTCGATAGAAACAAAGGTTTAGTTCTTTCATATCTTCATAAGGCAATCAAAGCAATCAATCAACTGAGAATGATTGAGGATTCTTTGGTTATCTATCGTCTTTCAAGAGCACCAGAACGTAGAATTTTCTACATCGATGTAGGCAATCTGCCAAAAATTAAGGCAGAACAATATCTTCGCGATGTTATGATGCGTTATCGTAACAAACTTGTTTACGATGCAAACACTGGTGAAATGCGTGATGATAAAAAGTTCATGTCGATGATGGAAGACTTCTGGCTTCCTCGTCGTGAAGGTGGTCGTGGAACGGAAATTTCTACACTGCCTGGCGGACAAAATCTTGGAGAAATCACCGACATTGAATACTTCAAGAAAAAACTTTTCAATGCTCTGAATGTTCCCCCATCAAGGATGCAAGCAGATGGTGGATTTAATCTCGGTCGTTCATCCGAAATTCTTCGTGATGAAGTTAAGTTCAGTAAGTTTGTTGGTCGTTTGAGAAAGAGATTCTCAAACATGTTCAATGACATGCTGAAAACTCAGTTGATTCTTAAAAATATTGTCACCCCAGAAGATTGGGATTTGATGGAAGAGCATATTCAATATGACTTCCTCTATGACAATCATTTTGCGGAACTCAAAGAAGCAGAACTTCTGACTGAAAGATTGAATCTTGTCGCAACTGCCGAACCTTATGTCGGTAAGTATTATTCGCAAGATTATGTACGTCGTCAAATTCTGCGTCAAACTGATCAAGAGATTCTTGAACAGGATGAAATTATCCGTAAAGAAATTCAAGACGGAATTATTCCAGATCCAAATGCCCCAATGCCAATGGAAGGTGGTGAAATGGGAGATCTTGGTCAACCTGTAATGGAACCAGAAATGGATGGTTCTGCAACAGAAGCACCAGAGATCAAAATGCCCAAAGGTGGGGAAATATAAATAAACACGATAAAGTAATTGCTTATCACTATGGATGAATTAATGAATCTTATTGCTGCGGATGAAAGTCCATCACAAATTAGTGATGGAATCAAAGATATTCTTTTCGCAAAATCAGCAGATAAAATAGAGGCAATCAAACCAGGGGTTGCATCTAAAATGTTTGCTTTTGACACAGAAGAGTCAGATCAATAAATAGATAATATAGTTGAGTATTAAGAATAATGGCACTTAAACCAGTAGGTGTTGGAACACAATTTGCTACGAGCGCGTCGAGCGCACAGTCAACAGCAATTTCAGTTCAGTCTGATACTATCAGAGTGACTGCAAAAAGTGCTGGTGCTCACGTTGCAATTGGAACTGAACCAACAGCAGATATTACCGATCTGTACATTCCAGCAGGATCTTCTGAAACTCTTGCTTTAACGCCAGCGTCTCAAAGAGTAGTTGGAATTACTACTGGAACAACAACCATTCTTGATTTTCCAGAGGGAACAGGATCACCATTTAATGCTGGTGATTATGTAACTCTGACTGGTGGATCTCAAAGCAATTTTGATTTTACTCACAAAGGAGTAATTTCTGTCAATAACGTTTCGAATCCATCTGGTTATTATGCAACAAGAATTATCGTTGATCATGATTCAAGTGCAGTAACAGCATCATTCACTGACAGATTTTGTGTTGCGAGAAAGTCCATCAAAGTTGCTGCAAGAACTGACACAGGTTCAGGAGTCTTACACATTCACCAAGTTCAAATTTCAGGAGCAGCATGATGAAACTCATCAGAGAGGAAATCGAAAACGTAGAGGTCATCGTAGAATCTCGCAACGGCAAGAAGTCACTTTACATTGAAGGTGTATTCCTTCAAGGTGACATCAAAAACCGTAACGGACGTATGTATCCTATGGAGACACTTCGTCGCGAGGTAGGAAGATACTCTGAAAGTTACATCAATTCTGGTCGTGCTCTTGGAGAACTTGGTCATCCAGATGGTCCAACTGTAAACTTGGACCGCGTTTCTCATAAAATTGTTTCGTTGAAAGAAAACGGATCAAACTTTATTGGAAAGGCAAAGATTTTATCAACTCCAATGGGGAAAATTGCTGAGTCACTTTTGTCAGAAGGTGTAAAACTTGGTGTTTCTTCCAGAGGAATTGGTTCACTTACTCAGAACAGAGAAGGTGTAAATATTGTTTCTGACGACTTTATGTTAGCAACTGCTGCTGACATTGTTGCAGATCCTTCTGCTCCCGATGCATTTGTTGAAGGTATTATGGAAGGAAAGGAATGGGTTTGGGAAGGAGGAATCCTTCGTGAAAAGCGTGTTTCTGCAATGAAAAAGCACATTAATACATTAGTAGATCAAAAAATGCTAGAAGAGAAGAAAATTCAACTCTTCAATGATTTTCTAGCAAATCTTTAATTTATAAATAAATATAGTTATAAACAGGTAAATCGGAGAGTTCAAATGTCTGGTGGTAACTTACAAGAGATGGAAATGGCAGTGGGCAAGCAATCCAAAACCGCTGTAAACGCTGGTGCAAAGGCTGCTGACCCAATGCCCAAGTTGCAAAATGATGGTTCACAGTTAGCATCTGTCGAAGATCTCGGTGGTCCTACCCCCGAGAATTATAGATCTGATGATGACTCAGCTAAGTTAAAGGAACCAGGTGCAACCTTAAAGCAAGTCAAGGACGTTGTTAACAAGGGTGCAAAACCTGCTGATCCAATGACTAAGGTCAAAGAGGAAGCAGAAGTTGAAGAAGAGGAAGTAATCGAAGAGTCTCCTGAAATTACCGACGAGGTAGTTGAAGAAGAGACTGTTGAAGAAGAAATTCAAATCAGCGATGAAGTTGACGTTGAAGAAGACGTTAACGCTCTTCTTGGTGGAGAAGAACTCTCCGAAGAATTCAAAAACAAGGCAAAGACAATCTTCGAGGCTGCTCTGAGATCAAAAGTTGTTGAAATCAGAGAAGCTCTTGAAGCACAATACGACAGAAAGCTTCAAGAAGAAGTTGAAGCAGTTAAAGAAGAACTCACCGAAAGAGTCGATTCCTATCTGGAATATGTCTCAGAAGAGTGGGTTTCTGAAAACCAACTTGCCATTGAAAATGGCATTAAAACTGAGATGACCGAATCATTCCTTTCAGGAATGAAGGGTCTTTTTGAAGAACATTATGTAACAATCCCTGAGGAGAAATATGATGTACTCCACAATATGGTAGAAAAACTTGATGAGATGGAAACAAAACTCAACGAGCAAATCCAAAAGAACATCTCA